CGTTAACGCCCCATACTCCATTGGAGTAGGCCACTCCCCCCCCTGGGGCTGGGCAACCTACGAGGAATCCTCGTGAGTTCGATTCCCCATAGAGACTCTGGAAATTCGGGTGGCCCACTTCTGATTCCGAACCCCCCATAGGCTTCCTGGAAATTCGGAAATCTGGAAATCCGTTTTAAACCCCCCATAGGCTATTTCCGCGGTCTAAGACCACTTTGGTTTCATGAATTCAATGAACCTTTTGTTGCTTGGAAACTCATCAACTGCCTGTTTGTGGGCATCTTCATGCATTTTCGTGAATTCCGGAGTGAACTGCCAAGATACCCTTTTGATCGCTATGCTTCTCTCCTCTTGTTTTGAGTGAACATGTCCGCGCAAAGCACCTTTCAGCTCATCAATCTCCCAGGGCTGCCATGCTTCCATGTGAAGCATCTTCGAGTATCTCCTCCTAAGCCTCTTGTTCAGGTAATCACATCGGTCGCTTAGAGTGTCGAAGTAGAAACTGGACAACACCATGTTGCATTCGTGGCATGTCGGAACCGTTGCTCCTACCGAATGAGCGCCACCTCGCCTGCGTTCCGCTGACAGCATCGAATAAGGAACAACGTGATCCCTTTCGGTAGGCGATGTCCCGCAATAGAAGCAGGTCAACCAACTCCCAAACCTGAATCCGTCAGGCAGCCATTCATTGATTTCAGTCACTTCCCGGTCCGAGAGAACCACCTTGTCCAGATTCACGCATCTCATTTCCTTGTTTCTGGCCGCCGGAACCGAAACGTCAAGCCTCGAAAACCGGTTTCCAAGCCTCGTCGTTTATAGGCCCTCGGAACTCCAGATCGAATCCGGATTCGATCTCGCCATCAAAACGCCTCCTAGGCCCCTTTCCGGCGCAGCAATCACCATTCCTGCCCATGGACCAAACCCCATTCCTGCACCCAGTATCTGCCACCCACCCATCTAACCACCTGCTCACCGACCTGCCTACCCCACCTGCTCACCGACCATCTGCTCATCTCATTTCCATACGCAGCACATGCAGCATAGCAAGGGGGGGTCAACAGCGGGGTTCCGTCGCTTGGCCTGAAAGAGCCAAGAAGCAGACGGGGGACCCGCTGTAACCTCCAGAAGGGAGGTGTTATCTCCCTCTTTAGGGGGAGTAGCCATCTTGTATAGTACAATTGCGTTCGTTTAAATTAAGTTCCCGGGCAGTCTATCCGGTTCCTAGCGGGCGGTTACATCTTAATACTTAGCTCAACGCATCCTTGACTAGATGTGCTCTGGCTGTCAGCTTGCCGGTCCTATGGCCTACATCACACACAATGGAACCACTACCACCCTGCGAGCCCTCTTCCGGCTCATGCCACCCACAACCCATCATCACGAGCCCGAACAGTCCAAGGTTCTGGCCTACATCATGGAACTGCTGGGCTGCACGCTGGAAGAGGCTGTTCGCCGGTTCAACAGCATGCGGAATCCCAGCAGCATGGTGCTGAGGTACGACCGCAACAATGCTGCCTGGAGAGGCTGCGACTGGATGCCGGACGATCAGCACGATCGGGAGACCGAGGCGGCTCGATCCATGCGGGACATGCAGAAGGAGTCCAAGAAGACCAAGACCATCACCAAGAAGGCGTTCAGCGAGATTAACGTCCTGAAGCAGGACATGGACGAGATCTACGCCCGTGTGGACGCGATCAATGCCACCCTGGCTGAATGGAAAAACCTCCTGCCAAGCCTCGAGAAGACTCTCGGTGAGCTACAGCAGGAGGTGAAGACGCTCAGCGATCTGAGGGCGGAAGTTGGTTCAAAGTACCGCTTCCTGATTGGCTCTGACGAGCTCCAGGACGAGCGCCTCGCCGTCCTCGAGAAGCGCCTTGGGATTGACTATCTTGCCGGAACACCAGCGGATTCCACTCAACCCAGTTGATGCCCTCGGATGAATGGGCAATGGGCAGCACAGCCCTTGGGAGGCGGCCGCCACGCTTGCAGAACGCGAGCCTGAACTTGCGTGGGGTGTGGTGGCCGACCTCCTGTATGACAGCGATCTCGCGAGCCCAGTTGGTCAGCTCGCTGGATCCGAAGCCTGAGTAGGCCAGCTCCATAAGCGTGGGCGGCTCCCCATCGCGTTCCTTGGCCGGCTTGGCGATGTGATGGATCCAGATCCAGCAGACTCCGGTGGACTGCAGGATGGGCTGGAGCTGGTTGCGGAGGAACAGAGAGACCGACTCTTGATTGGAGAGGTCCGATCCGAAGTAGGACAAGAGTGGGTCGCAGATGATCATGTCCAGCTTGGCCTTGATGACGAAGCGCCGGGCGTAGTCGAGGAATGCGGCGCCGGTGCGGACGGTCTCGGTGCGGAAGGATAGGTTGGCCCGCAGACGCTCATGTTCCTCCGGGTTGAGTCCTAGGCCCTTAGCGACACCCTGGAAGGCTTCTGCAAGGTCGCCGGTGTTGTTCTCGGCCTGCACGACGCCGATGCGGAGCGGTCGCTCGCCGCCGACGCCGAAGAAGTCGCGGCCGACTGCCCATTGCATGCAGAGCTGCATGAGGAGCGAGGACTTACCGATTCCGGAGCCACCGGACAGGATCATGGATGAGCCCCGAGTCAGCCACCGGTTGCCGACGAGGTTGTCGGGATCGTTGGTGGGCGAGAAGGCGATGAGGTCATCGACCGAGACGGCGGTGTCGGTGTCACTGGCCAGCTCGAGGTTCTGCTGCCACACCTCGAAGGTCTCGGCTCCGACATGGGTTGCGAGCAGGCGTTGGCGTTCCCCGGACCGGTGAGCGCCGGGCAAACGTGAGTAGCGGGATGGGTTCTTGTTCTTGGGATCGATGCCCTGGGCGGCGAGCGTGTTGTAGATGATGTCCCGACGCTCGTCCCACTGGGCGCGGTCGACGGCATCGACGCGGACCCATGCATGGATGGACTTGCCGCCTGAATCGATCAGGACGGTGATGGGCAGGCCAGAATCGACGAGGATCTTGCGCTGCTCTTCCTTGGCCGACGCATCCATCTCGACGAGCACATGTCGGTAGGAGGACACGGCCTTGTCGGCGCCCGAGTAGTCGTTGGCGACGAATGGATTGATGCGGACGAATGCGCCCATGCCGGCGGGGCTCAGGAGCGGAGAGTCTGGCCCACTGAACCGTTCGATCCACTGCTCACGAGTCAGGAACGATCCGGTGCTCTGCGGCTTGCCTTCGTCGGACACATCGTTGCAGATGCAGACCACCTCATCCTGAACGAATGCCGCCTTTAGGAAGGCCACGAACTCCTCCCCGGGAATCTGAGGCTGGCTGGACTCAGTCATCGTCACAGGCGTCTTGCTGGGCAGCTTGTAGCGTGTGATGTCGACCTTGGCAGCAGGCGTGGACTCGTGCCCGGCGTTGAGCAGGTAGCCTCGCGGGAACCCGAACGGCTGCGTGGACGCCTGCTTCAATTTGTGAGTGAGATCCCGCGAATGCCATGGCGGTTGGCAGGACCGGTTCCATTCCTCGAGGAGATCGTAGGCGTCTCGAATATCGAGGCAGAACCCCCAGCACAGACCGCGTGCAGCGGTGAAGGTTTGGTTGTGGCCACCTTGACCCGAGATGGCAGGAGGGAGCTTTGCGAGCCAGAGTCTGGCCCGCTCAATGGGTGTCATGGCGGTTCCTCCTTACTCGACGAACCGGGTGAATGTCACCAAGAGGAAGTAGATGCCAAGGAGGCAGAGCCCGATGCCAAGTCCATAGGACAGGACAAAGCGACGGGCGTCTTCCTGCAGTTGCACAAAGTAGATCAGCACCCAGGACACCGCGATGAGAGCTGAGGCAAAGGCGCCGAATCCGTTGAGGATTGCGAAGAATTCTTGTGAGGTCATTGGATGTAGGTTGGTAGCCTAGGCTTTCTTGTTCTTGAAGTACTCGACCTGGAGCATGCGCTTGATGGCCTGCTTCTTGGATGGGTATGTGCCCATCTCCTTCTTGTGGGTCTTAGAGACGACGGTGTAACCCTTTTTGGATTTCTTGATCATAGTGCTTCTTCAGGTCTGCGACGGTGAGCTTCTTCTGGTAACTCATCCAGCCGCGATCGATGGCCTTCTGGACAATGCTCTTTGCCTCGGCGAGTAGATCGCTGTTGGACATGTGCAAGGTGCTCTTTTCAGTAGTTGTCATGGGACGAGGTTTCTTTGCCTCTTCGAGGCGATGTTTGTACCAAGCGGATTCTTTGCGGTCCCGTTTCACTTCTGATTTTGCCTTGCGTAACTCAAGAGCAGCAGCGCGTCTGCGTTTTGCAAGGTGACATCGATCTCCGGGTACAGTTCCTGCGCCTTGTTCCGCAGCTTCCGCTTCCATTCAGGCTGCGTTGCACAGGACTTGCGACCACCGAGCCCGAGCGGCTCCTGCCATTTGACTGGAGGCACGCGATGCAGGGAGTAGCCGAGGGCCACAGCGGCACCTTTGATGATGCCGAAGTTGTCGAACAGGACAGCGGTCGTGGAGGACGGGATCGCTTTGCCAGCGAACTTCGGGATGTCCTCGATCCACAACTCCGAGACAGAGGTCTTGTTGAGAGACAAGAGCCTCACGATGTCGGTGAGCGTGTCCGGCATGGAGTGCGTTGCGATCTCGTTGTCGATCAGGCAGGCGAAAGCGCCGGAGACGCCGGGGTCGCAGGCGATGATGGTCTTTTGCATAGTTGCGCGATGTAGGTTGATGCTTGTTGTTTGGAGTAACGGGAAGCGAACTTGTGGCCACGCTGCATGAGCAGCTTCACCTGCTTCGGTGTAGCTAGCTCGCGGCGTCCGCGTGCCATGAGAGAATCGATCAGTGCAGAGGCTTGGCCCTTGTTGGCAATGCGACGCGCATCGAATCCGTAGCTGGCCAGAAGTGCAGCCTGCTTCTCGGAAACGGGCTCCAGGTGCCACTTCATGGTGGCCTCATAGTCGACGACGTTTGCGTCTGCGGTTGCCATGCCCCACTCGATCGGATCGATCAGTCGGCCAGCGAACCGCTTCTTCTTGGCCAACTCCGCGGCCAGCTTGGCCTCGCGTTCCTTGCGTGCCTCATCAGCCGCAGCCTCTGGATCGAACTCGCCCTGGGTGGTGGTGTTCTTGTCAGCGATCTCAGCGACCTCGCCATCAGCGAACAGCGACGTGGGTCGGATGAGTCGGTGGCGGCCTGTCATCCAGAGGAAGTCGAGGATGAGCAGGTTGCCTTTGCCTTCAGCCAGTCGGGTTCCGCGACCTACGATCTGAGTGTATAGCGCACGGCTCTTGGTGGGCCGCAGGCAGACGATGGTGTCGATGGTGGGCTCGTCGTAGCCTTCGGTGAGTAGCATGGCGTTGCAGAGGACGCCGGAGTCCACCTTGGAGAACCATTCGATGGTCTGCGACCGATCGTCCGACGTGCCGTCCACATGTCGGGCATTGAAGCCGCGGGCTGTGAGCATGTTGGTCATCAGCTTGGAGGTGCTGATGAGTGGCAGGAACACGAGCACCTTCTTGCCGCCGTACTGCCGGATCTGCTCGATGATCTGGGCGAAGAGCGGCTCGATGGCGTTGGCGCACTCGCTTGCCTCGAAGTCTCCGGCACGAATGGCGACCTTGGTCAGGTTGATGGACAGGTCGCAGACGCGGACTCGGATGGGTGCCAGGAATCCCTGCTTGATGAGGTCGGCCAGAGTCAGCTCATAAGCGACATCGTCGAAGTGATCACCGAGGCTGCGTTGGTCAGCACGGTCAGGTGTGGCAGTGACACCCAGCAGGCGGGCACCGCTGAAATGCCGAATGACAGCTTGATAACTGTCTGCGGCAACGTGGTGCGTCTCATCGATGATGATGTGCGTGAAGTGATCTGGAGCCCACTGCGTGCAGCGACGCATGAGGGTCTGGATGGATCCGACGACCACCTTGGCATCTCGATCGCCAACGCAGTCTGCACGCTCCAGGGACGCCTTGAGTCCGGTCGCAGACTCCAGCTTGGCAATGGCCTGATTGAGCAGTTCCTCACGATGCGCCACGATCAGGACCCTGCCGGGCAGGCGATTTGCGATGTGGGAGAAGATGATGGTCTTGCCTGCCCCGGTTGGCAGGACAACGAGGAGCCGGCGGAAGTCGTTCCACTTGGCCAGTACTTGACTGACACACTCCTCTTGGTAGGGTCTGAGCCGCAGTTGCATTGTTCTTGTGTAGGTTTACCCCCGAGGAGTTGGTAGCTCCCCGGGGGTTTTTGTTTCCCCACCTTGCCTTTCGGCTAGAAAGCCTCTTCTGGAGCCTTGTTAAGTCGCTTCACGCGCAGGTAATCTCCGTCCTGATCGACGGTGATCGACAGCCGCTGGCCAACCCAATGGGTCAGCAGGTTGGTAAGAGAGCCTGGCTTCGAAAGATCGAACTCCTGACCATCAGGCAGATCGACGTTGGTGACAGACGCCAGCAGGTTGATCCGCCACATCTGGGTCTCCTTGGCGTAGAAGCGGTCGGTGATGGAGCAGCCATCATCGGAGCGGTAACGCAGCAGGGTTGGGATGTCTCCGTTGCGGTCCAGAGGACCATCCTTCACGGACTGGATGCTGACGGTGTATGTGCCGGGACCTGCAAAGGTCTTGGTCTCGGCTTCTTGACGGTTGAGGGTGAACTTCATGTCTATTCTTGGGTTGTAGGTTTGAACGCCCAGTTGGGCAGGGTCAATTTCTCGATCGCTGTGCTGTATCCAGGCCATGAGTTGAATTCCTGGCAGGATTTGAAGAACTCGAGCTGCTTGTCGATCTCGGCATTGCCTTGATCAATTGCGGCCTGATCCATCTCGTAGACGGCGCACTCATAGGGTGCTGTCTTCTCGATGGCGATGAAGATGAAGCGCCGCTTGTTTGGGAAGAAGCGCAGATACCATGCAGCCTGCACATGATACCGAAGCTGGGCGGCAGTCTTGGCGAAGGCAGCCGGAGAGGCGTCCTGGGTCGTCTTGATGTCGGCCAGTGAATCGTACAACTCACGATGATCCGGGAGCAGGTCGATGCGTGCCTTGACGTTGATTGTGTCGAAGGTGCCGAACGCGGACACTTCTGTGTCGCCTGCGTAGAGGGCCTTCCCGGCAGCCGGATGCGCCATCAGAGAGAGCTTCATGGCCTCGATGGCATCAGCAGTCTCCCGCGTGATGATCGTGGCTCCTGAAGCCTGCAAAGACTCATAGGCTTCCTTGCCGGACTTGGTGCGACGATCACCATCGAATATGACGTACCGCTTGGCGTACTCATCACGCTCGAGGACCGCGCAGTGAAAGGCGGAACCGAAGACCATGGCAGGAGTTGGCTCCTCCTTGGCCCCTTCGAGCCATGCCTTGTAATGGGCAGGAGACCTCTGGAACTGATCCAGCCCAGACTTCGAGAGGGCCACAGTGCTGTGGTACTGCTCGGCCGGCATGTGATAGACCAGCTTGGCGCTCATCCGACCACCTCCGCAGTCTCGATCTTGGGCAGCTTGGAGAGGATCAGGTCAGGCTTGCTGATGACCTTGCTGGCCACATCAGTCGGGAGGTCGCGGAAGTTCTGACCTTCCTTGATCTTGCCGGTGCTGATGAGGAACGCATTGACCTCTTCCTCGCGGGCCTCGAACAGGGTCTCGAGCTTACCGATAACAGCAGAGTCGTCGACCTTTGCCACAGTGACCCTGGGCGCTTCAGCACCGAAGTCCTGAGCTTCTTCCGGGGTATAGATGCCCATGACGACCTCTGGAGCGATCATGCGGATCGCCTTTGATATCAGTCTGGCGCGGAGCATGGCGGCGGGATCCTTCTGCCAACCGGAACCCGGCTTCCCGGGATACAGACCAGCAGCCTTGGCATCGTCGAGCGAGTAGCTGATGTCGATCTCGTTGCCATCATACTTCCATGTGGCCGAGGCGACCTTGGCGTCGAACTGCTTCCAGATGACCTTGCCCCCCCGGGCACGGTAGCCGGCGAGCATGGCGTCAGCCCGCATCGTGGGTTGGCCATTGACGAGGTGATAGGTGCGCTTGATGTCGAAGGGTGACTTCTTCTCAGCCAGGCACTGCATGGCGATGATGTGACCCTGTTCGACCTTGGTGCATCCGAACATCCCAGAGGAAGAGATCCACTCTCCGAGCTGGGCGATTGCCGAGATGGGCTCAGCGATACGGTCGTAGACTTCATTGGCGGCCGAAGGGGCAGCCACTGCGAGTTGCATGTTGTTGTTCATTTGTGTTTCGGTGCCGATTTGGTTGCCTGAGTCATCAAGGACTCAAGGACTTCACTGCGGACTCGGATGGTGCGTGCAGTGGCCTTGATGGCCGGCACTTTACCACTTCGTATCCACCGTCGCACCGTCTCGGGGTGAACCCCGAGTGCATCCGCCACTTGGCGGGGAGACAGCAGCTTCATCGGGGACAGTGTTGCAACAGTTTGCTACACTTGTCAACACCGAGTTTAGGGTGTCTTGCTGGTTCCGAAATCGGGCTCCTTGCCGGTATTGGCGTACTCGGTCAGAGCGGACACAGCCTGAGCCGTTGGAATATCCTTCAATTTCTCAAGCATCCTGGCCGTTTTCTCGACGTTCCTGATGCCTGTGGCTCCAACGGTTCTGGACAGGAACTTGGACGCGATTGCCGGGCCGGCATAGCTGGCAAGAATGCCAGAGGCCAATCCGATTCCACCTCCGATAACTGCTTTTCCTACATTGCCAGTCGCCAGGGCTGTTCCGGCGCCACCAACGGCTGCTGCGGTGAGGTTGTTTGCCAACTGCCCGTAGGTCTGGCCCCTCTGAGTGATTCCAGCACCGCCTGCGATCTGTTCGGCGCGTTTGATTGCAGTGAGCCCTGGGATCAGATCCGTCTCGACTCTTCGGAGTAGATTTCGACCAAGCATCTCCTCGTATTGCTTCCTCAAATCCTTGTTGGCCAGATCTCTCCCGAGTTGTTCGAGATCGAGGTTTCCAAGACCCTTTGAAACGCCTTCTTTGGTTCGTCCAAACAGCATGTCCTCGAGAACCACAGCTCGAGTGTTGTGAATTGCGTCTTGAGCGGCTTTGCGAGTCGCAGGACTTGCTCCTGCAGTCGACATCGTCTCCAGATTCCTCATTACGGTTCCGATGTCCTTTGTGTTGTTGAGCATCGGGATCAAAGTCGGAACCATTCTGTATCCAGCAGCGGTATCCAGCTTGGTCACATTCTCAAGGGCCTTGGCAAGGCTCTCAGACTTCGCAAGAGAACCTGATGCCCTCTCAATCTGATCGAACCTCTTTGCCAGATCCGCCAGATCTCCTGTAGTTCCAAATCCCCAAGCCTTCATGGATCCAGGATTTCGCTCTTCAAAGACTG